GCTGTGGTGGCTATTTGTGTGTTTGATGTACCTGCTGACGCAGTGGGTGCAGTAGGAACCCCTGTAAATGCAGGTGAAATTTTCTGTGCCTGTACATAATTTTGTGAGGCCAATGCCACAAATGTATTACCGGTACTGTAGGTAGAAATCACGTCTGTGGTGCTGTTGTACCAAAGTTGCCCCAGAATAGGCTGCAATGGCTCAGTTGAGTTGGCAAAATTTTCCAACAAAAACACGTAGTTTTCGTTTTCGTATGCGCCGTAATCTGTCAACGCACGACCAACCAGGGTCAAGTCTGTGGCAGTGGTATTAACTGTACCGTCTGCAACAATTGCAACTACATTTCCCCGACTGTTATTGATAATATATGACATTGATAGCTCCGAATCCATGTATTTAGCCTGGGATTGTGTTCTCTGTGTCTGGCACAATGTTTGGTAAATATACTACCAGGACTGCAAATTTATGACACAACTATCAATCAATGTAGGGAATGTTGCCAATGATGGGCAAGGAACTCCACTACGCACAGCGTTTCAATATATAAACAGCAACTTTACTGAACTATATGATCGAGTTCAAACCCCGCCTCCTGCTTCATCAAGTGGGCAAGAAGGTGATGTACCGGGCATGATTGCGTTTGACCAAGAATATCTATATGTGTGTGTTTATGAATATGACGCCACCACAGTTATTTGGTACCGCGTGGAATTTGACACAACACCTTGGTAAACTATAATAATGAGTCAACCAATTTGGATCACTCCTGCAGGCAGTTTGGGTAGCATACCCGAAGGCATATTCTATCAAAATGTAATGTTGGTCACAGTTGATCCTGAACCATTTACTCCTGTGTGTTCAGCAACCACTACTGGCACCAATGTGATTACCTGTGCCAGCACTGCTGGAATTTATGCAGGACTTACTGTGACGTTTTCGGGCGCTACATTTGGAGGAATAGATTCTGCTACAAGATACTATGTGTTGAATGTGGTCAATGCAACTCAGTTTCGTATTACCACTACCGATACCAGTACCGCACCTGTTGTGTTGACCACTGCTAGTGGTACAATGACCGCTGTGTTCAGAAAAGACATTTACTACACCATGATTGCTGGAGCACTACCATCTGGCATACAATGTTCTGCCAATGGCACAATTGTGGGAGTGCCTGATGCTTTGGCCAGTTTACAAGGTGTGCCTTTTGATGTCACAAGGTCTGTCACAAGCAAATTTACCCTTAGAGCTTATACAGAAAATCAAGACGAGTCCATTGATCGTATAAGAGATCGTACTTTTACAATCACTGTGGTCAATACCAATGCACCCAAGTTTACCAGTGCCAGCAATCTGGGAACCTACTATGATGGTGACAGATTAAACATACAGATAGCCATTGACAATGTTGGACCTACCACTCCTGCTGTTGTGACCTTGATTGGTGGCAAATTGCCCGGACAAATTTCAGTCAGCAGTTTAGGATTGATATCTGGGTACATTCAACCAGCTGTGAATGTCGATGAGCCACCAGGATATGATCTTACTCCTCAAGATGTTGATCCTTATGATTTCTTGGTATCTGCCATAAACAAAAATTATCAATTTACTCTAGAGGTCACAGATGGCATCAACAGCGACATAAAAACTTTTAGTTTTTTTGTGTATGACCGTGAGACTCTCAACGCTAGTACCACCCAAATCACAGCGGACAACACAGAAATCACAGCCGATGAAGGCACGGAACGTAGGCCATTTATTGTAAACAGTGATCCCAGTGATATTGGCACAGTGCGAGGAGACAATTATTTTGCCTATCAGTTTGTGGCCAACGACTATGACACTGCTGATCTCAAATATGCCATCAGTGTGAATCAAGGCACTGGATTACCTCCTGGGTTGGCCATTGACACCAACTCAGGCTGGTATTATGGATATATTCCTGACCAAGGGATTACAGAAGTTGAATACAGTTTTAATGTTGTGACCTACCAAGCAGATTTTGTGGGCACAGCTATTTCTTGCACTGCTACCACATTTGGTACCAACATAATCACCTGTGATTCGACTGAACAAATAGGAGAAGACCAACCTTTGATATTTGTGGGAACTGGATTTGGTGGTATCACTGCCAGTGCTACCCAAGTTTATTATGTGCGCTCAGTTGTGAGTGCCACTGCGTTTACCATAACCAACAATCTTGGAAGTACTACCCCAGTCCCCTTGACTACCGCTGCTGGAAGTCTCAGCGCTAGGTTGATTGTGGCCAGCGATCCTTATCCATTCACATTGACCATATCGGGTCCTGCCAATGCTGAAGTTGTGTGGATCACACCACAAGATTTGGGATCTATTGAAAATGGTGCTATCAGCATGTTGGTAGTGGCAGCAGAGAATGTGGGAGGCCGTACACTTAAATATCGACTCAAACCTGGTGCTGGGTCAACACAACTGCCCAATCCTTATGTGCCGGGCGTGTACAATCTATTGCCACAAGGCTTGCTACTGTTGGAGTCAGGCGAAATTTCTGGTCGAGTAACATTTAACACATTTGCTGTGGATCTGGGCAGCACAACATTTGATGCTACTCAAGCGGTGTTAAGAAACACCAGCATAGACGAGACCACATTTGACAGCACGTTTGTGTTCACTGTCAATGCCTATGCCGAAGCCACCCAACGCATACTTTTTAATGTAAACACAATCACAGTAGACAACGGTGGATCTAATTATAGTTCGGTCACACCTCCAGTGCTGCAATTCAACGCTCCAATTGGGGCAGTGGCCAGAACAGCGCAGGCAGGAAATGTTATTATAAGTGGTGGAAGTATTATTGCTGTGGAGATACTGGATGGTGGTGCTGGTTATACCTTGGACAATCCAGCAGTGCTCACAGAGATAGCAGGAGCCGGAAGCGGTGCGGTGTTTACCGCTGTCATGAGAGCCACAGGCACACAAGACAGTGTAAGCGCGGATCGAACGTTCACAGTCAAGGTCCAACGTGAATACAACAAGCCTTATCAAAATCTGTTGATTGAAGCTATGCCTCCTGCCAACGATAGGATCTTGATTGCCAGTTTATTGGATGACCAAGATATATTTGTGCCAGAATACATCTATCGTCCCACCGATCCATTTTTTGGAAAAAGCACTAGCGTGATTTATGAGCATGCATTTGGACTTGATCCTGAGACCTTGGAAACGTATGTCGAAAGTCTGTATCTAAATCACTACTGGAAAAATCTCGTGTTGGGGGAAATTTCCACTGCACGAGCAGTGGATCCTGTCTCAGGCGAAGTGGTGTATGAAGTTGTGTACAGCCGGATCATTGACAATCTTGTGAACACAGCAGGTGCCAGTGTGAGCAAGATTGTGAATCTGCCTTATGACATTGTGGATCCTGCGGACGGAAGCACTGTGATAAGTTCAGCCTATCCCAACAGCCTTGTGAACATGCGAGATCAGGTGATTGACGTGGTAGGACAGGTGTCTGCCAAGTTGCCGCTGTGGATGACATCGGCTCAAAGCAACGGACAAGTGTTGGGATTCACCCCTGCTTGGGTTTTATGCTATACCAAGCCCAATCGCAGTGGACAAATTGCATACTACTTACAAACACAATTTGGCCAACAACTCAACAAAGTGGATTTCAAGGTTGATCGATATGTGCTGGATAGTGAGCTCAGTCGTAACTGGGACGCAGTCACACAAAACTGGACGCCTACTCCGAGTTTAACCACATTTGATTTTGTACCTCATTATGAGGTATTGGGATTGGTTGTCGATGGTGATGGTTCAAGTTTGCAATATCAACAAATTGCCCAGATGCCCCATGGTACAGGTGGGGTAGGTTACGAAATTGGCGATATTATTCGTGTAGCAGGCAATCAGATTGGTGGTGTAAATGAATTTAATGACATTACAATTGTTGTGCAGGATGTAGATTCTGGTGGCGCAGTCACAATAATCAATGTTGATGGCGAAGCACCAATAACCTTAGCTGTGAATACAGAATATAACAATATTACTGGTACAAATATTATAGGAAGTGGTGCATCTGCGACATTTAGTTTTATTGTATCAAACACAGTGGATTCTATGGCTACAACTTTTGATGGTGCTAGTTTACAATTTCAGCAACCTTTAGATATGTACAACCCCACTGATCGGAATGATAAATATCTGGTATTTCCCAAAGCCAATATATTGGTATAACAAGGACAAAAAACAATGGCAAGTCAAATCAATCCCAATGACATCGACGGAGCATATCCGGTTGCAGGTCAAGACAATAATTCACAAGGTTTTCGTGACAACTTCACCAATACCAAAACAAATTTTTCCTACGCCGCGGCGGAAATTACTGATCTACAGAACAATGTGGTTTTGAAGGCGGCCTTGACTGGAACCACTCTGAACAACAACATGGGCGGAAGTGCAATATCGGATGCAGTGATAAGAGATTTTGCATGCACACGAGTGGCCATTGGTACTGTGTCAGGTTCACAAACTGTTAACTATGCTTCAGGACACTACCAAACACTAACAACCAGTGGCAGTGTCACACTGGCTTTTACAAATTTCCCAACATCCGGCAATCAAGCCTTTTTGATTGTGAGAGTCACTGTGGCCAGCACTGCTCATACCTTGACCTTGCCAGCCGCAGTGGGAACCAGTGCCAGCGCGGCTTCTGTGTTGGGCATTCAAGGCATTAGCAGCAATGTTATTACCTTTAATGAAACTGGCACGTACGAATTACAATTCCATACCGAAGATGGTGGAACTAGCATTTATCTCAGTGAACTGACTCGCCCAAGAAACAGGTTTGTCAATCCGTTATTCTTAACGGGCAGTGAAGATTTGGCGTCTACTGCGGCTGCTAATTTGAGATTAACTACCAGTTACTTTACAACAGTCGCTGCCGAAACAGCCACCCTGGCTGCTGGTACAGATGGACAAGTCAAAGTATTTGCCATGGCAGCCGATGGTGGAGACATGGTGATCACTGTGACCAATGCAGGCTGGAAAACATCAGGTACAGGCACTATTACATTTGATGCCATCGGTGATGCTTGTACATTGTTGTACGTCAACAGCAAATGGTACTGTATGGGCAACAATGGTGTTACATTTGCCTGATCAAAACACTTGACAGTCTGCATGTTTTAGTGTAAACTAACAGCATGGAACACCCTTTAATCGGAAATCTTGATGAACTCACAGTTGATGAACTCAGCACTCGAGTGAACGAACTGTCAAACAAACTTGGGATAGCCACAAGATCAGGCAACGGACATCTTTGCAATCAACTTAGAATGGCCTTGGAAAGTTATCAAACCAAGTACCAAGAAAAAGTACAAGAGACTTACAAAAAACAAACCGGTGGACGCGATTTCGGAAATAAGATTGACATCAAATGAATGTTAGACTACAATACGATCTAGAATTCCTGGCAGGAATCTACTACGACGACTGCCTGCAACTCAACAGTTATGAAGTCAGTATACATTTACTGACCAAAACATCAGATTCTGCCAGCACAAATGTTGCCATGGAACGACTGAAAGCATTTGTACATGGAGTACTGGAAAGCACAGTGTTTATAAATCAAGCCAACCAGGAACGTGCAGAGTTCTTGCAATTGGCTGGGTGCAATGTTACCACATTGCCAGAAGAACCAGTTGACCAGATTGTTGGCATGATGTTATACTACAAACTCAATGCCATCATGGAAGACCGCATGGTCATAAACAGTTTGGACCTAGCCAGCAGATTGGGAGATGGTGTTTGGTACCAACATGATGCGGAAGATGCGTCCGGACCATTTGCTGCCGATGGATGGTGGCACAAGTCAAGCGTACAGCATGAAACTATTGAACGAGAAGAAGCGCCAGGAAATGTTGTCAAAGTGATATCAACTGGCTGGCATGAAATGACACTGGAATGGCCAGAAAATACCATGCCGTCTGGCAACAACACAGTGGTATATGGAAAATTTCCACGAAATGAGAAATAATCAATACGGTGAAATAATACTGGATGAAACTGACCTGTGTGATTTAATCATGCAAGGTCGAGATGTCACGCAGATGAAATGTGTGGTTGATCCGGGTGTGGATATAGAATCAGCGATTGATCTTATTGAGGATCCAGGACAGTTGGTCACATGGACATTTCCATACAACAGCGATATCAGTGTCGCTGACTGGGACCACGCACAACAACGTCGTTGGCACATGCCTGACCGGTACCAACAATTAGACATCGCCGAACACATGATTACCCTGTGTGACACAACAGAAAAACTACAACGTGTGGGTCATGAATTGTTGTTGTACCAAGAGCGTGGCCTTTTTGATTTGTTACGCTACCTAAAATACCTTGTGGACGTCATGCGTGACAATCGAGTAATTTGGGGTGTGGGTCGAGGTTCAAGCACAGCCAGTTATGTGCTGTATCTATTGGGAGTGCATCAAATTGACTCAATACACTATGATTTAGATGTGGGTGAGTTTCTGCGTTAAATATTGTTTTAGGAGATAGCAATGAGTAAAGATATGTATAGGTCGGCCAATGGCAAAACTGTGGACATGGGTGCTTTGCGTTTAAAAAACGAAAAAACTCGTGCTGTAGGCAACATGAAAGTCAACTCTCGGGGAGATATCATCGATGATAAAAATCAGGTGATTCAGACCAGAAATAAACAAGTTGACAAAAAATATCAACAACAAACACAACCATCCGCACCTAAAGGAAGAAAATGATCAAGGCAGCCTTTTCAGCGCACCAAATCACACGTGATCAACTCAAACCATTGCATGACAGTGTGATTGTGAGCGACATGACATTTGATGAACGCTTTACCACAGGTGGAATAGTGTTGTTGTCAGACAATGGCAAAAGCACCGGTATTAGGCCGCGCTGGGGACAAGTGTATGCTGTTGGACCTGAACAAAAAGACATTCGTGTGGGCAGCTGGGTATGCGTGGCACATGGACGTTGGACCCGTGGAATTGATATTGAAGATGAAACAGGCAAGGTTACT